CCGCCACAAGTCCAAGATGGCGCAGCAGCGCGTGCCATTCAAACTGGCCAAGGAAGGCAATGACGGTCTCTCCGACTGGCACGCCGACCGCCTCGACACCGTCTTCTTCAACCACGCGTGCGGCTACACTCCCGCCAACACGCAGGCGGCGAACGGCCAGTACAACGCCTTCAACACCATCACGGCGCCCTCGACTGGTCGCCATCTCTGGACCGAGGCTGGCACGAGCGCCGACCAAGACCTCGACTCAAGCGGCGACGAAATGACGCTCACCCAGATCGACCGTGCGCGCGAACTTGCGGAAACCGGTGGATCGACGGGGCTTCCTCCGATCCGCCCGATCAAGGGCCTCCCGGCTGGCGCAAAGTACGTCTGCTTCATCCATCCGACGCAGGCGACCTCGCTCCGCACCTCGACCACGACCAACAACTGGATGGACTTGCAGAAGGCCCTCCTGTCTGGTTCGAAGGGCGACGACAGCCCGATCTTCAAGGGCGGCCTCGGCGTCTACAACGAGACACTCCTCGTTGTGTCCAACCGCGTCACGCAAGGCGTCAACGGCAGCACCGGCGCCGCCATCTCCACCGTGCGTCGCGCGGTGTTCTGTGGCGCGCAGGCTCTGATCACCGCCTACGGTCAGGGCTTCTCCCCGGAGAAGTGGGAAGTCAACGAAGAGACCTTCGACTTCAAGCGTCAGTACGCGATGAACGGCCTCACGATTTTCGGCATGAAGAAGACGAGGTTCAACTCGAACGACTTCGGCACGATTGTGATCTCGTCCTACGCTGCTAACGCGGCATAAGGGAGAATATCACATGCCAGCTCGTGATTACGGCTACCAGCTCGTCCACTACATTCGGAAGGGCATCGTCTTCGGTGACAACGGCACGACCGTCACTGTCGGCGAAATCCCGGCGGGTTCGCTTGTCCTCAAGCCGATCTCCGGCGTGGCGATCCACACCGTCTTCAACGGTGCGACGACCAACACGCTCGACCTCGGCCCATCGACGGACGCGGGCACCAACCTCTGGGCGACACTCCTCGCCTTGGGAACGCTCGGCTACATCCCGCTCGACGAGGCGGTGACCAACTTGGTCACCGTCAACACGATTGTGCAGGGTGCGGTGGTTTCGACGACAGGCGCGACTACGGGCGCGGGAGAAATCCTGATTGCCTATGCGCCTGACAACGACATGTAATAGCCTTGCCTTTTAGGGGCACAGCAGTCGCGGGCCGCACACAAAGCCTCCTTGTGTGAGGCCCGCGATTTGCGTTTGGAGGGACTACAATGAGCAACCACGTCGGCTCTCGCCGCCGCACCATCATCGCACAGCAGACCGCTGACATGAATGCCATGCTGCCTGCGGGCTTCATTGGCGGCTTTGCCGGGTCGGACATGCGCCCGATGGTGCCTGAGACCGACAACGGCATGGTTCACCAAGAGACCATCCCGAAGAAGCGACGCGCGGGTCGCCCGCGCAACAGGACGGTCGATGCATGAGACACGCTGACTTCCCGACCTCCACGCAGGGCGGCTTCACAACCGGCGCGCCGTTCGGTTTCGTGATCCGCATAGCCGACCCGGAAGACCCGCCGGAAGGCTGCGCGGTGATCTGGCTCAGCGACGGCACGGAGAGCGGCGACGCAGGCGACATCATGGTGAAGATCACCTCCGGCGGCGTCACCGTGCTCACAACCTTGGTGGACTTCAGCGCGCTATGACGATCTACAGGACCGAGTTCAGGCGCGGCGCAGTCACCGGCTCACCGCTGGGGCTCCGCGCTCGCAACGCGGCGCCCAGAACGCCGCAGGGGGCGGCGCACCTCTGGCTCGACCAGAGCGGCACGCTCAAGACCACGACAGGCGCGAGCGGGGCTCGCAGGACGGGCGTCGTCGGCAGCTCCGCCCTGCAGGGCGTGTCAATCGGCGGCATCCAGCCGTACCACTACTGGGACTTCATGACGGACAAGGCGTGGTTCGCGGGCGTCGGCATCAACGGCGTCGCCAACACACCCGGCTGGAGCTTCACCCGAGCGTCGGTGGGGTCGGCGGAGGCAGTCGGCGGCGCGATTGTTTCGTTTGCCTCTGGCCAGCCTCGCCGCACGGATCGCGGCCTCCTGATCGAGCCGACCCGAACGAACCTGTTCCTGAACTCGGCGGTCGGGGCCACGCAGAGCGTCACCGTGACCGCCGTCGCTCACACGCTCAGCTTCAGAGGCACGGGGCGTATAACCCTCTCAGGAGCGGCAGCCGCGGGCCCCCTGTATGGCGTCGGAGCCAACTCTCTCGTCTCGCTGACCTTCACACCGTCTGCGGGAACGCTCACGCTCACCGTGTCCGGCTCCGTCACGAATGTGAACCTAGAACTCGGCTCCTCGCCGTCTTCGTGGATACCGACGACGGGCGCCAGCGTGACGCGGGCGGACGACTTTGCGTTCATCAGCTCGCCCGGCGTCACTTACCCGCTGTCCATGTGGCTGGAGTACGAGCGCGCCGTTGACCCTAACTCTGCTGCTGCGCTGCTACGCCTTGATGACGGCACGATGCCCGAACGCACGGTGCTAGGCATCAACTCATCTAACTTCGCTCGCACGGTCATGGCGGATAACAACTTCTTGGTGGCTGATGTCGCAGCTGGAGAAGTCCTCCGTGTAAATACCATTTACCAGCACGCGGGCGCATTTGCCCAAAACCGTGTGCAAGGCTGCATCAATGGGACTTTGGGAGTTGAAGATACCGCGGCGACGACGCCCGCGACGCCAACGGCGCTCCGCTTTGGTTCGTCCGAAAGCGCAACCAACAATGCGTTTGCCTACTTCCGACGCGCCGCCATATTCAACTCCGTCCTGACCGACGCGCAGCTGCAGGCGATCACGTCATGAGCCGCTTCGCCCCGACCGCCGAGGATGACCTATGACAACCTACGGGACGATGCAGACACGCATAGCGTCAGACCTTGAGCGCGCTCTGGCCGACACGTCATTCGCCTCGCGCACGTGGGCTGACGAGATCAAGGCTGCAATCGGCGACGCGATCACGATTTACCAGTCGAAGAGCTGGTGGTTTCTGCAGCATCCCCACGCAGGGGCGGGCGGGACAAAGACAAACACAACGACCGCGAGCAACTCGTACGTCTCCGAGCCGAATGGATTGGTCGAGCTGGTCTCGCTTCGCCTGACGGCGTCGAGCCAGCTGAAGATGCTGACGCCGATCACGATACAGGAGATGGAGAGCCGCCACGACGGCACGACATCGACCAACGAGCCTTTCGAGTACTGCCGGTATGGCAGGCGTGTGCGGCTCTATCCGACGCCGAATGCGGCGTACACGCTGACGTGGACGGGCATCTTCGAAGAAGCCGATCTGGTGGCTGACGGCGACACCAACAACTGGATGACGCACGGCGAGCTGGTCGTCAGGTCGATGGCCAAGCTGATCCTGCTGCGTGACTACATCAAGAGCTACGACGACGTGCAGGCGGCGGCTTCGGCTGTGCAGGTGGCCGAGCAGGCGCTCGACCGCGAGCACGCCAAGCGCACGGCGACCCGTCGCCTGCAGGTGAGGTGGTAGATGGCTGAAGAGACGCCGCCACCGATGTTCGAATACGAGACGACGCCCAACGGTCGGATGCTTGTCGTCTGCAATGTGGGCGGCTATCGCGGCGCCGCGCGCGTGAGTTCGTCGGGTCTCGATGCAGCGAAGGCGCAGGCCGAGGCGCAGGCGAGGGACAAGCTGGCGAGGCTGAACAATGATTGAGTTCGGCCAGTGGATGCCAGACCTCCCGATGGTGCGTGCGCCGCACCTGCGGACGGCGAGCGGCTGCATTCCGACGCTTGAGGCGTATGGTCCGTTTCAGGGCCAGACCGAGGTCACGAACGCGCTGGACAACCGGTGCAAGGGTGCGTTCTGCATTACGGACATTCTCGACGCGCAGCACGTCTATGCCGGTGACACGACCAAGCTGTACCAGCTGCTCAGCTTTTCGTGGGTGGATGCGTCGAAGACTGGCGGCTACGGGCCGATCTCGGACAACGCGCGCTGGAACTTCGCGACCTTTGGCGACCGGCTGCTGGCCACCAACAAGGTCAACCCGATCCAGTACATCGACATGAGCACGGCGGCGACGCAGTTCGCCGACCTGCCGGGCTCGCCGCCGCTGGCGGAGTTCGTCACGGCATACAGCGAGTTCGTGGTGCTGGGCGCGACCGACTCGTCGAACATGAAGATCAGGTGGTCAGGCTTTGCCAACTCGGCGCAGTGGACGCCGGGCACGAACCAGTCAGACGAGCAGGAGTTTCCTGACGGCGGCAGGATCACCGGCTTCGGCTCGCTCGACGTGCTCTACATCTTTCAGGAGCGCGCGATCCGCCGGATGAACTACGTCGGCGGCGCGACCATCATGACCATCGACAAGATCGTCACCGGTCCCGGCTGCATCGAGCCGAACTCGCTGTGCCAGTGGGGGCGGCTGTTCTTCTATCTCGCGGAGGACGGCTTCTACATGTTCGACGGCGAGACGCCGACGCCGATTGGCGCGGGCCGCTTCGACAAGTGGTTTCGCGACAACTCCCAGCCCGACTTGTGGCCGCGGATGTCTGCGGTGATCGACCCGCGCAAGAAGCTGGTGTGCTGGTCGTTCTGCTCGGATGGCAACACGACCGGCGTTCCCGACACCATGCTGATCTACAACTGGGTGTCCCAGCGCGCGACCGTGGCCTACATCGACATCGAGGTGCTGGTGTCTGCGGCCTCGCTTGGCGTCTCGCCGGACGACCTGACCTCGACGGATGTGGACGCGATGACGGTGTCGTTCGACGACCCGTTCTGGCTGGGCGGGACGAGCTACCTCGCCGGGTTCTCGACCAGCCACAAGATGGGCTCGGTGGTGACGGGCTCGGGCGACAGCCTGCAGGCGACACTGGAGACTGGCGACACGATGCTGGGCGGTCAGGGCCGCTCGACGGTTGAGTGGATGCGTCCGCTGACGGACGCGCCCACGGCGACGATTGCCGCGAGCGCCAGCCTGAAGCCGACCGACACGCCGACTTACACGGGCACGGTGTCGATGCAGCCAAGCGGGCGCTGTCCGCTGCGTGGCGTCAACGGCAACTTCACGCGCGCGAAGCTGACGATCCCGGCGGGCGCGGCGTGGACGTTCGCCAACGGCGTCGATCTCAAGGCCAAGCCTGCGGGGGCGCGATAGATGGGATGGTTTGCAGGGGTTACGCCGCGAATTACCAGACTGCTCGCAGAGGGGGTCAGGACTAGAAACGATTATGAAGACCTACTTGAAATAGGCCGCGTCGCAGGTGTCGATCCTCGCCCGATGATCGAAATGCTTCGCAACAGCAACGTGCCAATCGACTGGTTCGGCGGCTCGGCAAACAAGCTGAAAGTTCCACTGCACGAGCATGAGATACTCACGGAAGCGTCCGACAATCCGCTGACCAAAGCCAAAAAAGTATCGTTCGACGAGCTGACTGGCGGGTTCTGGCATCCTGCGGTGGGCGATGTCACGCGGGCTGGCGTGAGGGTGACGGACGTAAACGGGACGAAGCTGTCCGAGCCTGTCGATCTTGGGGGCGGGGCCCGCTTCGGGCAGGCGGAAAAAAACATAGAACAGGACAGTGTGTGGGCGTCCAAGCAGAACGTCATCACGAGAATACAGAACAACATAAACGCGCTGGCGGAGCGGTATCCCGGCGTGAGACAGTTTATGCCGCACACCTCGATGTCGGGAACGAGTGGCGACTTCTCCACAATGAATGCCGATGTGCTGATGGGGCTCATCGAGGCAAACGGGTTGTCGAAGACGGCTGCTGCGGCAATCGACGACATGATGCAGAATGGAGTTGCGGCGCTTAACGCCAAGAAGCGTAAGGGGCCGCCCCTCACGTGGAACGGCATCAGAGACAAGGACGCGCGCGGATTGTTGCGTAATGCGTCCGCCTTGCGAAAGCTGCTGATGGAAGGGATATCCCCGGCAAAGATGCAGGCAATCGAAAGCATGCCAGACGTTGGCGCAGTCAGGCACGCGACGACCGACCCCGACCTCTTGTTGACGCCCAGCATGACGACCGGCCTGTCAGTGTGGGAGGTCTTCCCCGGAAAGGCGACAGTCCGCACACCGAAGACGCCGCATCCTTCTTACGACACGCACCTGCAGGGCAAGCACCTTGGGGAGCTGGAGGTACTCCTTCCAGAGCGCGTGGCGTGGCCTAAATTTACCGAGAAGTTTGGCAACATGCGGAGAGACAAAAGGGAATACACATTCGGGCGGAAAATGATCCCGCAGCCACTGGACGGCCCGTGGCGTGACGGGGTCGAGGCTTACCTGAAGCGGGGGCGCGGATGACTTCCGAGGCGATCAAGATACCGCCCGGCGGGGAGACCCCGCGCAGGCTGGCCGACGCGGTTAACAATCACGCAGGATTTATCAATTACGGGCTGATCCAGTCGCGGACGGTGGCGCAACTGGCGAACGAGCCGCACGAGGCGGGGCGCATGTTCTTCTGCACTAACGAGACGGGCGGCGCGCAGCCGGTGTTTTCGGACGGGACAAACTGGCGGCGTTGTACGGACAGGTCTGTAGCATCGTGAGGATGACATGGTCGGTATAGCAAATTCACTGATGAAAATGGCGACGCAGCGTCCGTCTCGCGGGCTGCTTGCAAAGGTCGGCATCGGAACCGGCCTTGCGGCTGGCGCAGGAATGGCGCTGGCCCAGACGCCAGACGAAGCGGCGGAGATGCGGGATCGCATCCGTGCGCTTGAGGTGAAGCGCGACGAGGTGCTGGCCCTGCGCGGACTGGAGAAACAAAAGCGACTGCTGGAGGAAGGCTACACACTCGGCGAGTATGGCGCTGACGGTGAAGTTGGCGACGCCACGTCTGCGGCTGTGTCCCAATTTACGTCGGACATGGACGAACGCATCGCTCGGGAGCGCGAGGCGCTCGACAGCATAATGACGGAGGTTGTCGCCAAGGAGGGCTCGGCTCCGGGGTGGGTTGAGATGCTGCGCGAGGTGGGGCCATACGCGGCAGGCGTGCTTGGCATTGGACTGGGCGTCAGGGGCCGGGTGAGTGCCGCAAAGAAATTTGCGAAAGAGGCAGAACAGAAGATTGCCGAAGCGAACGCCGCCCTACAAAAAAACGCGATAAAAGATGTCATCCCTAGTGGCGACATCAAGACGCTTATTGACCGCGCCGCTGCCGTCAATCAGTTCTGGCGGGCCGGTGGCGCAGGAGCCAATCAGGGGCCGTTCTCGATTAACGGCGGCAAGCTGACGCTGCGCGGCGGCAAAGGCGTCATGGACGAAGCCGACCTGTTCCCGGTCGGCAGCCAGATGCGGGGAATGGACAAGGCCGCGATCTGGGGCGGCGGCATTGAGGGCACTGTCGGCCTCGGCGCGGCGGGGCTTCAGATGCTGGAAGTCGAGGCGGCGAAGAAAGAGGTTGAGGACAATCCGACCAGCGCCGCCGCCAGAGCGAGGCTGGAGAGGGCAAACACCATGATGGCGATCATACTGGGCGCGAGCCGGTTCGGGCACGGGGCGGCTCTCGGTCGCGCAGTATCCATCGGAAAAAATCCCTACACCCTCGGCAAGGTCGCCCCTGCGCTCCAGTCGGCGCAAAAGCAGAGGGCGCTGGTCAGCGACTACCTGTTGCGGCGCAAGGCTGGCTTGGTCCCATGAGTAAGCCTCATGCCAGCCGCCCCGATCACCATCAGAGACAGGGCAACCCAGAGCGGCATTACGCCGTCAGGAAAAAGCCCGAAGAAGCCAATGCCGAGAAGCAAAACGAAAAGCGTGTGCATTAATACCTGTTAACGGAAATCCGATACAGGCACAAGGGGCTGAGACAGTGGAAACGCTTTTGGAAGTTGAGACGGATCGTCATCTGGTGATGCTGTCGCCGGACGACCTGCGTGGCGTCTGGGACGACATCTACCCGCTGGTCGAGAAGGCGTGCCTCTACTCCGGCGGCGCGTTCTCGCCAGACACGGTCAGGACGCTCGTGGACACGGGCGTCATGCGGATGATCGCCTACAAGAGCGGCGACCAGATCACGTCGCTGGTGGTGGTCACGGTCACGCAGGCGGCGACTGGCCTGCGCCTGTTTGAGATCGTGCTGGCCTCGGGCGAGGGCATGCGCGACTGGCTGCACTTCGAAGACACGGTGAAGGCATACGCCAAGCAGTTCGGCTGCCACCGCATGCGATGTATCACACGCGAGGGGATGCAACGCACGCTGCGGCACTGGAAGCGGACTGCAGTGGTTCTGGAACTCGATCTGGCTGACAAGAAAGACATCAACTGATGGGCAACCAGACACCCGGCGTGACACCCGGCGCTTGGAACGCGTCACCCACAGACGCATACGCTTTTCAAAACGGCTATGGGACACCCGCGTCACCCAACGGTGCAGGCGTTGGCGACAGTTACGCCTTCCAGAACGGTTACGATCTCAATCCCGGCGTCAATCGTTTCGACCTCGTCGGCGGGATGCCGGGCAGCAATAACGCCCCATCGATCTACGACACATTCGCTGACGGCGGCGGTGGGTTTGGTGGCAGCTTTGGCTTATACGGCACTCCGCAGACGGCTGTGGCCCCGCAACCGACGCAGGCAGTTAGCCTGCCGCCTTCTTCGCCGTCGCCACAGTCTCCCGCGTCGCCGCAGTCCGGGACAACACCTTCGGGAACGTCCACCGGAACGTGGAACAACGGCTCGACGCCTTACTCGTACTATCTCAAGAACAACCCGGATGTGGTCGCCTACTACAACAGGCCCAACAACGCGAAGCTTGTTGCGATGTATCCGACCATCGATGACTTTGCGAGGTATCACTACGAGACCTTTGGCCGGGCCGAGGGCCGTATCCTGAACGACCCAACGCCGCCGACTGCGACCGGAGCTGTGGGTGGCACCGGCGGCACCGACCCGACTGGCGGTCGCGGCGGAGTTCTCCCTCCCGGCGTTGTGCCACCGCCGTCAACGGGGACGGGGACGGGGACGCCACCGACAACGGGAACGGGAACGGGAACGCCGACCACGTCTCCCGGCGGCATGTATGATCCGCCGCTCAGCACCGATCCCGGCACGCCGCCCGGCGGCATGCTTGCGGGCGCTCCGCAATACTATGGCGGATCGACCGTCGCGGACTATTCGCCCCAGACCTATCAGGCGCTGCAGATGCTGCAGAACTATGCCTCACAGGGCACGCCCGGCTTGCAGGGCGCGTACTCGGCGCTCGGCGCCATGATGGGCAATGCCGGTGGCCTCGGCTACGGCGGCGATGTCGCCTCGGCCTACGCCAACGGCGTGCAGAACCTCGACCGCTTCGGCGTTGCAGCTGCAGCCAACTACCAAGTGGCGCCGTCTATGTACGGCTCGCTGATGCAGTCGCAGTCGAACCCCTACGGCTCGATGGCCGCGGGCTACGGCATGACCGACATCATGGGCGGCGCGATGCCGTACCTGAACGCCTCGACCGGATCGAACCCGTACACCGCGATGATGTCGGCGGCGGGCAACAACTCGGCATACGGCGGCGCGTCCCAGTTTCTCAACGCTGGGATGGGCGGCAACCAGTTCATCAACCAGATCGGCCAAGCTGGCGGGCAGAGCGCCTACAATGGCGCACAGGGGCTCCTGAACGCCGCTGGTGGGCAAAACCAGTTCATCGGGCAGATAGGTCAGGCAGGCAACCAAAGCGCCTACAGCGGCGCGCAGGGGCTCATGAACGCCGCCGGGGCGAACAACCAGTCCATCGGCGCAATCAACCAAGCTGGCGGGCAGAGCGCCTATGGTCAGGTCTCGCCGCTGCTCCAGCAGAGTGCGGGCTTCAACAGCGGCATCAACCAGATCGGGCAGGCTGGCGGGCAGAGCACTTACAGTCAGGTCTCGCCGCTGCTCCAGCAGAGCGCAGGCTTCAACACCGGCATCAACCAGATCAATGCCGCCGGGGGGCTGGGCGCATACGGCGGCGCGCAGGCCATGCTCAACGCCTCCACCGGCCTCGCCAATACGCAGGGCGTGCTGAACGCGGCGGGGCAGTCCAGCCTGAACGCAGCCTCGCCATTCCTGCAGCAGGCGGGCGCAGCCAACCCGTTCACCAACCAGATCGGACAGGCGGCATCTCAGGGCGTGGCCGGTCAGCTCGACGCGAGGCTCAACGGGCTCGGCGGCGCGAACCCGTATGTCGATCCTCTGGTCAATGCGGCCAATCGCGCGACGACCGCAGGCACGGACCAGCTGCAGTCCATCGCGAACATGGAGAACCCGTACCTCGACCAGCTGTACAATCGCGGCGCGGAGAAAGTGCGGAACCAAGTCAACGCGCAGTTCGCCCAGTCGGGCCGCTACGGCGCGAACGCGGCGTATGGCGAGGGTCTCGGCAACGCGCTCGGCGATCTCTACAACCAGATTTACACGCCCGCATTCGAGAACATGCAGCAGCGCGGCATGCAGGCGGCGACGACGCTGCTTGGCGCAGACCAGCAAAACCGCTCCGCGGCGATGCAGGGCTACAACTCAGCCGCCCAGTTCTCTGAGGCGCAGGCCGGTCGCGGCTTCCAAGCCGCCGACATGTACGGCAACGCGCTGACTGGCGACGCGACGCGCAGGCTTCAGGGTGCCTCGACGCAGGCCGATGTCGCCGGGCAGGATGCCTCGCGCCTGTCCCAGATCGGCGGCATGTACGGTCAGATGTCCGACGCGGACTTCAGCCGGATGATGTCGGGCCAGCAGTTCGCATCGACCGCGCAGGAGCAGCAGTTCGGTCGCCAGCAGTCTGCCGCGAACATGACCGGCAACATGCTTTCGAGCGACTACGCCAGACAGCTGCAGGCCGCGGGCATGTCGCAGTCCGCCATCGAGCAGATGATGGGACGCCAGCAGTCCGCCGCGGGCATGCAGGGTAACCTGCTCAACACCGACTACGCGCGCCAGTTGCAGGCGGCAGGCATGGGCCAGTCGGCCATCGAGCAGCAGCTCGCTCGCCAGCAAGCGGCGGCAGGCATGCAGGGCGACCTGCTCAACACCGACTACGCCAGACAGTTGCAGGCGGCTGGCATGTCTCAGGCTGCTATCGAGCAGCAGCTTGGACGGTTCGGCCAGCTCGGCGGGCAGACCGCCGACATGCTCAACGCGGACTACGCCCGGCAGCTGCAGGCGGCAGGCATGGGCCAGTCGGCGGCGGAGCAGCAGTTCGCGCGCTTCGGCGATCTCGGCGCGCAGACGGGCAGCCTGCTCAACTCGGACTATGCTCGCCAGTTGCAAGCCTCCGGCATGTCTCAGGCGGCGGTCGAGCAGCAGATGCAGCGCATGCTTGCGGGCGGTCAGGCGACGGGCGACATGCTCAACGCGGACTACGCGCGCATGCTCGCTGGCGCGCAGGCAGCTGGCAACTCGTTCGCCAACACGCAGCAGCTCCAGCAGTCTGGCGCGAACCTGTATGGCAACCTCGCCAACATGCAGGGCCAGCTGGGCATCCAAGGCGCGCAGGCGGCGGGCCAGATGTACGGCCAGTCGCAGGCGCTGCAGCAGCAGGGCGCAGGCATGTACGCCGACCTGATGAACAGCGACATCGCTCGCCGCTATCAGGGAGCGAACGCGCTGATGAACCAGACGACCAGCGCGCAGCAGCAGCAGCTCAACGCCGCGCAGATGATGCAGAACTTCGGAAATACTCAAAACCAGAATGCGCTGCAGGCGCTGCAGCAGCTTCCGGCCATGTACCAGTACGGCCTGCAGCCAGCGCAGACACTGATGGGTGTGGGCGGCGCCTACGAGAACCTCGGCCAGCAGCTGATCGACGCGGACAGGTCACGCTGGGACTTCAACCAGCAGTCGAACATGAACATGCTGGGCTGGGCGGCGAACATCATGAACGGCCTGCCGGTGGCGACCAACACGACGGCGACGCAGACAAATCCGGCAGCGAGGACCAACAGGGCGATGAGCGCAATGGGCGGCGCGCTTGCGGGCGCACAGGGGCTGTCGTTCCTGCCGGGTGGCGCAGCGGTTGGCGCAGGTGTCGGCGCGCTGATGGGCCTGTTCGGCGGCGGATAATTGGAGAGAGACGATGGCATCGACTACACAGAAATCCACCGAGACGCAGACGTTCGACCCGATCACGCAGAAGTGGCGGGAGAACACCTCACAAGCTGTCGGCCAGCTCTTGGGCGGCTACGGTCTGTCCTCGATCTTCGGCGGCTCGGGGCTCGGTCGCGCGCCTGCGCCGCCGATGGAATACAAC